AATGTTTCTTGTGGTAGTGCCCGTGGCGGGGTTCCAAAGAATAACCGCCTGCCGTGTCTCATTAGCAGCCCCATCCGTGTCAGATAAGGTAATGTCTGCGTCAGCAGTGATGCTTGTCGTCCCCGCTACCGCAGAGTCAAGCAACGCTGTTATTTCGTCGTTTACCGTTGCACCCCATGTACCCGATAACTCGCCTGTAACCGGAAGAGCTAGGCCCAATAATGATGTATATGCTGTTGCCATTTTTTACCTCAAGTTACAACTTCTTCCCAGTCAGCCGTTTCTACATTCACAATGTTCGTCCAGCCGGGAGTCTGTGGGTTGTTGATATTTTGCCACGAAGGGGTCTGATTGTCATCTATTGGACTCCAATAAACCGCAATCACACTACCCACCTGTCCAGTTGCATTAACACCCGTTAACGTTCTAGGAAAAGAGGCAACTACATTGCCTTCTTCGCCTAAGGCATTAACACCCGTTAACCCAACTACCGCACCGCCGTGCGTTATTGTTCCCACCGCACCCGCCGCTCCAACCCCTGTCAAAGCCACAGAAAAAACAGGGCTAGTCACGCCAACCGAGCCAATCGCCTCATCCCCCGGCGCTGGGAAAAACTCAGTGTAAACAACCGTTCCTAGCGAGCCCGTTGCCTCCGCACCAACCAAGGCAACAAGCCTAGAAGTGGTAAGGCTGCCAACCAAACCGGCCCCGTCTACACCCGTTAAATCCTTAGAGGTGGTTGTCAAAACCGACCCTACGGCCCCGGATGTGACATTGCCAGCCAAAGCGATAAGCCTAGAAGTGGTAAGGCTGCCAACCAAACCGGCCCCGTCTACCCCCGTTAAATCCTTGGAAGTGGTTGTTGTAGCTAAACCAACGGCCCCAGAAGAGAAATTACCAGTCAACGCAAGCAGCGTCTCGCCCCGGGACAAAGTGCCAACAGCGCCACTGGAAACGTTACCAGTCAGGGCAATACCCGTACTTTGCGTAACAGAACCAACGGCCCCAGATGCCACAACTCCCGACAATGCGACTGTGCGGGTAACCCCTACACTGCCTACGTTTCCATATGCAATGTTGCCATCTTCTGTCGGATTGTTTGTCTCAGTGACATCCCCAACACTTCCAGAGGCCAATACACCAGTAAGAGCAATGACACGATCAGGCGAAGCCGACCCAACGGAGCCAGTTGCCGAATTGCCTGTTGGATATACCGTCCCCCCACCCCAAGGGCCGCTACTCCATGTACCGTCACCCCAGCCGAGAGACATGAACTACCCCTTAGGTGGTAGCCAAGCGTAACAAAGCGTCTGTAGTGTTGTTTGTTGGCATCGTCAAAGTGAAAGTACCCGCCGTAATGGTCTGACTACCAAACGTGTGAACACTGACCGCCTTATCGCTCTGTGTTGAGTTGTAGATCAACACCGCATCAAACGCCGTAGTCAGGGTCACTGAGGTGTATGTGATCGACGCAGAAGGTGTGACAAAAGCCACCCCCGCCGTTGCCGAAGAGTTTGTTGCCGTAGGAGGAGTTGCCATAGTCACCGCCACACCTCCAGCCGAATAACCCGCACCAGATACTTCGCCACTGACTGTGTACGCAGTCGTGGCTGCATCTACGGTGGCCGATGCTAGGTATAACGCCGCCTTGAAAGCGTCTGTAGCGCCTGATGCGCGTATGGGTGCAGTGCCAAAATTATGAGTCGCAGTCATCAACTCGCCCATAAACGAAGTACACATTGATTGCGTGTTTGCCACTTTAGTTCTCCTTTTAACCGATTGAGGCTGTTTCGCCACCAATAAAAATCAGTGGTTTCTTTAAAGTAACATGAGCAGAACGGTGAACAAGCTCGCCCTCTAGCCAGTATTCTGTCCACGTGGTTAGTTCATTTTCGGTGTCCACAGTACCCTCTCGTTTTTCCAGCAAAGATTCGTCCATCTCACCTTTGGTCGTGAATACAAGCGCCATTACGCAATCCTTATGATGGCTGTGGTATCAGTGGCCGCAGGGAACTGCACCACAAAAGTTGCCGTTGATGTTTTGTTTGCGCCAAAGTCAAGCACGCAAACTGCTGGGTTGGTCGTGCCGTTGTCCTTGTAGATCAGTGCTCCACGAGCCGTAAACGCGCCAGTCCATGAGGCATTGGCAAAAGACAAGTATGCGGTAGTGTTGGGTGCATTGCCGGTGGTGGGCACTTGGTTAATTACCAAAACCTCGCCGCCTGCCGTATATCCAGAAGCCACAACTTCGCCCGTAACCGTATAAGCGGCGGTAGTCGCATCAAGCGTGGCGTCATTGGTATAGAGTGCAATTTTAAATACGTCCGTTGTTCCTGTGCCGAAATCATACCCGCCGTCCAACAGGCCAGTGCGAAACACATTGCAGGTGTAATTTCCTGTGAATGCCATTTATCGCACCCCGTTGTTCTGAGCCAGAGGCGGAACTCTGAACTGGCCACTTCGGTATGCATCGCTACGCTCCAGACCATCACCCAAACGTTGAGCCAATGCAAGCGCTTCTTTGTACTTGCCGTCGTAGAGCTGCAACATGTCTGTCTCGCCCTTCATAAAGGTGTACGCCTCAACCAACGAACCATACAACAGCACAGAATCAAAGTTGTCACCCAGCCATGTCTGTCCAGAAGCAGCGGTGGTTATTGATACGGGGTAATAGTAATAGTGCAATTCAACGCTGTAGGTTGTATCCGGCGTTGGGCCAAGAATAAAACTCAATTCGTTGGTAATTGTTGGCGTTGGGCCTGCTGTTGTGGTTGGGCCAAACAGCGCGTAGTACTTGGGTGTCGCTGTGTCAGTAGCCTTGGGGTACGCCTGACGGATGAAGTTTACATCCTTGTTCAGCAAGAACTCTTGCCCATCCGCAGTCTCAACGGCCAAAGAAAAGGTTGACAAAAAGTCATCAGGGCACGCAAGGTACTTATTGTTGGCTGTCACTGTGCCTGTCATATTCTTGCGAAGAGACGGAAACTGCACAGTGTTGTAGATGCGTTGCTCCGCTTGCTGAATGAAACGATTAATCTGAGTAGTCGTACTCTCAGTCGATCCGTCAGCAAGCGTAATCGCCGGAAAATTATTTTCCGTATACGACTGTATTGCAACTACAAGCTCGGCGTAGGTCATGCCATTGGGCCCCGGGCCATTTTGCCTTTGGTCTGTGCTTTACCGCCGCGCACCACAATACCGGTGGTTTTCATCGGAGGGTAGTCATTGCTACGCACATTGGCCACAGAAACATTTGCTTCGCGCAGATATTCCTTGTTGGGTTGGTTGTATACGTCAACGGTAGGGATTGTTTTGGGTTGGTTGTATTCAGCCATCTTAGCCTCCGCGACCAGACGAGCGCTGGTTCATGATCTTGGCCATGTTGCGGCCATACTTCAGCATGTCGCTGTTGGTCTTGCCACCAGCGCGCATGTTTTTAACCGCAGCATCTGGGTGTGCGGCTTTCATGCCTTTAGCCATGTGTGCTTTAAGTGCTTTCTTTGCGTCCATGATCGACTCCTTATGTTGTTGCCACTGTAACTATACCGATTTCCACTGCGGAAACCAAGTCATTTGGGGTCAAACCTGCATCATTTGCCCGAGAGCCTCCGACCGGTGCCCAACCCCACTGAAATATCCGACTACCACCACCAACCACGCCCTGCGCATCAACACTGGGGCTGTTGGTCAGGACAACTTGCAAACCTGTGCGGCCAGAAACTTGGTAGCTCAGGTCGGGACGCGGATCGCGCACACCTTGGGGGTCATCCACCGGATACATGCCCAACTGCAACTGCGGCTGGTCAGGATCCCAACATTGGGGACACACCTTCAGGTCATAAACCTTGGTCTTGACGACGAGCTTTTGCAAGACCGTCAGTTTGAACCGAAACCCACACCGGTCGCACTCGGCAATCGAGTTTTTGCCAGAGGAAAACCTGTTTCCCATCAGCCGCCACCAATAAACATCTGTCTAGGCACAAGGCGCAAAGCTGCGCGTTCCTGATCTTCATCAGCCGCTGTCATCCACGCTTCGTCGTACTGGGCTTTGAGCACTTGCAGTCTGTCCATGCCACCGGGCACCTTCAAGGCGATGTAGTAGGCCAGTCCAGCCACCATACAGGGCACAAAACGGAAGGGCACATCCATCACATTGACACCGCTGCCTGCATCCTGCACCCGGCGCATGCGCCAATACACGAATTGGTATGTCTGGGAGCCATCAGGCGTTGGCCACATGGTCACGCGAGGCACGTTGTTGATGTAAATCTTGGCATTTGCACTGGCGGTGTGGGAAGCAGCAGTCGTGCCGTTCTGGCCACGGAAACAATCGCCCAAAGTGTTGCCGTCAATGTAGTTGTAGAAGATGGTTTCGCTGTCCAAGTTGATGTACCCGATTGCAGGCAGACCAATGACGTTGGACAGGACGATTGTGTTGTCTGTGGCGTTGATATTTGTCGCCAAAACTGCCGTGGTGGGCATGATTTGGCCGTCCAGACGCTGATACCAGACCTGAATTGGTCTGGCTTGCGTGATTTTGTTGGGGATGGTGGCGTAGGTCGAGACGCTGATGCGTGTGATTGTCAAATCTGACTGTGTTGCGGCCACATTTGCCTGTGTTCGGATGACGTGATCGAGCAAATCGACAGTATCTGTGGGGATTGCGTAGGTGTTTAAGCCTTGAGTTAGGGTGATCGTGCCCTGCTCAAACGTCCACATGTTGATGCCGCGATTTGCCCAGTCAGCAAACAGTAAATTAAGCGACCGGCGGGCAGTTTTGAGGTCATAACCCGTGCGCAACTCTGAACCAGCTCGCTCAAACGCCTCCTCCACCAGTTCGGTGAGGTCTAGGGTGAAACCTGATTGTCCAGAAGTTGTTGCCATTTTTTATCCAAAATTTGCTGGATAGACTAGCCGTTGGACAGGATTTTCATAGTCTTCACGCGAAGGCATCATTTGGTGTGTCATACTACCTCTTCTGCTTGCGAAGTACTCATCATACGACGGTCTCTGCGGGGCTCCTCTATAAGGTGCGGTAAAGTTGTTTAAGTTTGGTTGCATATTTCTACCAAAACCACCTGAGTTAGCTAGACCAAGTAGGCCGCCTAAACCTCCCTGCAAACCACCTTGCGGCATTCCAAGACCATAAACACCAGCTTTTTGTCGTTGTTCGTTTTGCATCTCATCCGCGTCAAATTCTTCTCGGGTCTTGCGTTTGTAGCCTAATGCCATTGGCATAGGGCCGTTGATGTAATCTTCATAACTCTGCTTAGGGGCTTGTTGATTGGGGTATATAGGCCCCCTAGTCATATCCGCTACGGGTTCTGGCCTGACTCTTTGTGGGCTTGGAAGCGGAGTTACGGATGTATTGTATCTATTCTGCACACCCCGCATTTTGCCTTGCAAATCCTGCAATTGCTGGTACATCGGGGCTTTTTGCATGTACTCGTTCATCTGCCTGCTCAAGTCTTCGCCTTGTTTTTGATAGCCCAAAAACTCTTGATCTTGTGCAAGGTACTGGTCAGGGGTTGTTGGGAAAGGCGTAAAACTGTTGTTACCACCACCCATGTAGGGCCTTGCTCTACCACCCATTAAACCGAATTGATTTGAAGGGTACTGAGTGCCGCCGAAACCGTCGCCATATGTAACATGTTGCCCGTTGTACATCGCTGCCGGCTGTTCCATGCCAAAGCCACCAAAGCCGCTAGGGCTCATGTATCCGTTTTCAGCGGTGCCGCCCATGCCCACCATCATTTGACCGCCACCCATTGGGCGTTGAGGTTGACCGCCAAAGCCCATACCACCCATAAATGGGTTCTGCATCTGGTTAGGGTTGTAGCCTTCGCCAAAGCCGCCTTGATTAATAGCCATGAAAGGGTTTTGCATTTGACCGCCATACCCGCCTTGCATGGGGTTAAAACCGCCACCAAATCCTTGATTGCCGCCAAAACCACCCATGTTATTCATGTAGACTTGTGCGTATGCAGGCATTTGCGGTTGGCCAAACCCACCACCAAACCCGCCGCCACTAGACTGCATAAAAGGGTTTTGCATCTGCTGTTGGGGCTGTTGGGATTGGTTATTTGACCCGCCAAACAAACTTTGCCCAAACGGGCTACGGGATGATCCAAACGCATTCATTTTGAAGCCTCAATTTGTTTTTGGATAAAAGAATGCATTATCTGTACCCCGCCGTTTTCTTTGCAATTGCCTTGGGTTGCGCCACAAACTGCTTGCCTTTGGCTTTACCCACCCGCTTGGCCTTGGTTGTCGCAGCATACTCTGCTGGCGACAAAGACTTGATGGCCGCTTCTGGCAAATAACGTTCGCCCGTTTTGCTGGAAGGCTTCCCTGACTTGGTACGCCATTTCTGGTCGCCCCAGTTTTTCAAGGATTGCTGCGGTGCTTTCAATCTCGGTAGCCCCCGCCAGCAGCTTTATATTTTTTAGCTACAAGCT